CGAAGTGCCGCCGAGGCGGTCAGCGTGGCACAGAGCCCGCCGTAGATGTGGCTCGCGTCGGTGCCTGCGTGGCGGCGAACTTCCTCGAACCAGATGGCGGCGACGGGCCCCGACAGCCGGTCGATCTCGGTCAGCCAGTTGGTGAAGCGCAGGTAGCGCATGCCGCCACCGTCGAAGCGGCCGGGGCGCAGCGAGACGGTGCCGCTGGTGATCAGGCCGTCATGGCCGCGGATCGCCCAGCCGGTCGAGGTGCCGAGGTCGAGCGCCAGGATGCAGCGGAGAAGTCCGCCACCCTCCCGCATCGGAACCGGAGGGTTGGTGACGGGTGTGACGGATGTGACGGATAGTTCCCTATCCGCTCCATAGGCGCGCACATGCGCGCGCGTAACGGTCTTATAGGTATGATCCGTCACATCCGTCACACAGTCTGATTTCATTGGCATTTTCCTATTCTCCCGAAAAAAGGTCAGAGTTGCTGTCGTCGAGGGCGACGCCCCGGAATCCTTTGGCTGCGCGGGTGTTGTGACGCTCGAATCCCCGGACGATCAGGGCTTCCGAGAAGCGCTTTACCGAGCCTGCGAACTCGCCGTTCGCATCGGCCCACGCCTTCCAGTCGGCGAACATCGCTGAGGTGCTGGCGCTGAGGTGCAACCCGACAGAGCAGCGCTCGTCGATCCAGCGACCGATGGCGTCTTCCGCCTCGAAGTAGTCCTCTGTCGCGGCCATCACTGCGGGCGGCGGGCGCAGCCCCGTCCGCTGCCATTCGATGCAGCCCTCGAGCGCCCACGCGAGGATCCCGTCGCGTTCGGCCAGCAGCCTGTCCGCCAGGTGCTTGTCGCGCCGTGCGGGCGGGATGGTGACCGTGAACGGCACCATGTGCAGGCGACGCTTCATCGCCTCGTCGACGTTGCGGATGGAGGGCTTGTGGTTGCCGACGATCAGCAGCTTGAACTGCGGGATGAACTCGAAGAAATCCTGCCGCATGAAACGGGCCGTGATCTTGTCACCCCCGGTCAGCGCCTTCAGCTTGCTCTCGGCCCAGCGGCTGCCTTGTTCGGTCTCGATGGACGTGACGATGCGCGCCCCGCGCAGCCCGGCCATGTCGGTCGGGTGGCGATCACCCTGCGTGGCCATGAACATGTCCATCGGCGCGACGGTGGCATAGTCGCCGAGGATGGCGGTCAGGGTGTTGGCGAAGACGGATTTACCGTTCGCGCCGGTACCGTAAAGAAAGAACAGAGCGTGCTCGGTCGTGACGCCCGTCAGGCAGTAGCCCGCCATTCGCTGCAGGTAGGATTGCAGTTCGCCGTCCCCGCCCGTGACGGTTTCGAGAAACCCGAGCCAGACCGGGCAAGCGTCGGCGACCGATGCCCCGGCAATTCGCGTCATGAAGAGGCCGGGGTCGTGGAGCAGCGCCGCGCCGCTCCGCAAATCGATCACGCCACCGGGCGTGTTCAACAGCCATGGATCGCGGTCCCACGGCTCGGTCGTGGTTGCGTGGCGGCGATCGGCGCGGGCAAGCCGCTCCACGGCAGAGACTGTCGCGGCGCTGGAAAGCTTCGCCTTGAGCCGCGCAGACCCGGCGCGGGCCGCCGCTTCGCGGCAGATCATCCGGGCCAGATCGAAGGCCTGCAGCGTTTCCTCGCGTCGCCAGAGCTTGCCCGACCAGGTCAGCCATTGCCCCCAGCCCGCGACATAGCGCCATGTCTCGGCGTGACGGACTGCGAAAGTCGCGGCGAGCGCATCCTCGGTGAAGCGCACCGGCACCGGCCCATCATCGCCCCCGCCAGCAGGGCCGCCGCTATCGGGACCGTCATCCTCGTCATCGATCTCGCCGTTGCGGGCAGCATCGCGTTTCCAGAGGCGTTCGGCTTCCTCGCGCAGCCGTGCCTCCGGCCAGGGAGGGGCAACGCGGGCCGTGTTGTAGGAGACGATTTCCTCCCACGCCTGTTCGCGCGGCACGTGGCCTTCGCGGGCACGGCGGATCCAGTAACCGATCACGCGTGACAGCGCGTCGAACCGGGTGGTGCCATCCACGCCGCCTTCGCGGACCTGGCGGCCGAACAACTCGGTCACGCTGCCGCGCTCGGTGGCGGCCATGTTGAAGTCGAGCCCGTTTTCGCCTTCAAGCGGCGGCATCGCGATGATCGCCTCGAGCAGGTCGCCAAGATCGTGATCGCGAGGATCGTGGTTCAGGATCTGCACCAGCCGCCGAAGACCCTGTTTGGCGTGGATCGATCCCGCGACGCGGATCGGCTGGTGCGCGGACCGGAACGAAGGGTCGCCACCAACCTTCGCGGCGATCATGTGCCGGGCACGGCAGACCGTGGCGATGTCTCTGCCTTCGGCGGGCTCGGTCAGACGCCAGTAGAGGTGCAGCTTGCGCTGGCCCTCGGCGGTGACACCACCGGACCCGACCTCGAGCGTCGGTCTTCCGAGATGCTGCACGAGATGGTCACGCTTCGAACAGATGTCGCCATGGTCGAGATCGACGAGCACCACTTGCGTCTGCACGATGCTCTCGGCCCGTGCGTCGCCTGGGGCCGCAACCGTGCCGGGCGCGACGAACAAGGCCATGCCGGCGTCGCTCGCCCATGTCGCCTGAAGCGCGAGTTTCGCGGCGAGCGTGGTGTCCGCTTCGATGAAGGGCACATGCGGCGGACCATCGCCCGCGCCTTTTTCGGCCAGAGCACGGACCGGCACCCAGCCGTCGCAATAGCCGAACACCACGTCTGCATAGATCGCGATCATTTCAGCGTCGGGCGCGACGTCGTCGGGCGCGATGGTGTCGGATGGGACCGTCATACCCAGCACCGTTCCCGCCACGCACAGAAGCGGCATTCGAAGTGGTCGGGGTCGGCCGTGTGGCGGGGAAGAAGTTCACCCGCATCACAGGCGCGCAGGATCGTCACCGCCTTGTCGCTGGCGGACTGGGCGAGTGCGGCATCGAACGGCACGAGTTCGTGCCAGATCTCGCACGTGTCCTTGTTGATCGCCGTGAAGAGCGCGGGCGCCTCGGTCAGGCCGAGATAGGCCTGGTAGAGCGCGATCTGCGCGGCATAGACCGGCTTGGCCTTTCCGACGCCGTGCTTCGCGATTTCCCGCCAGTTCTTGGCGTTCGCCGATTTGCACTCCCAGAGCGCAGGAACCGCCATGCCGTTCGGCGCGGCGACGACCACGCCGTCGGCATGGCCTTGCACACGTCCGCCCACGACCGAAAAGCCGAATTGATCGCCATGTCGATTGCGCGTGCGAAGATCGAACCCGGCCTTGCGCAGCCAGGCGATGGCCAGGTCCTCGAGAACGTGCCCGAGCGCGAAGATCCGCAGGGACTTGCCCGAGAACCCGGCGCCCGGGTCCTTCGGCGACTTCAGGTATTCGTACTGCAGCCTGCGCTGGCAGATGTCGCCCAGTCGGCTCCCCCCGAGATAGTCGCGTTGGGGACGTTCGGCCTGTTCCGCAACGAGGGCGGTGTCGATGCAGGCATTGACGGTGTCCGCGAAACTGGGCGGCTTCTCCCGATGGTTGAAGTCGAAACCGGCGTCCATCAGAACGGCACCTCCGGATCGGGCCGGGGCGCGCTGGTCTGCATCGCCTCCTGGAAGCCATCGACGGCGGCCGTCGCGATCGCGAGCGCCTGTGCTTCGGTGAGATCGGCGAACCGCGTGGTCCACCCGATCTCGGCCATCAGTTCGGCCATGTAGCGGAGGGCGGCGCGCAGGGCTGCCTGTTCGCGTTCGTCGGGATCGATCATGCGCCGACCCCGAAGGTGGGTGACGCTTGCGTGCGGGAATGCGGGATGGCGCGGCGCGCCGGATTGGTGATGGTCATGGGAGAGCTCCAGATGCTCTCCTCACCTACCGGCGGGGGTGGCGGACTGTCGGATGGCGCCGAAGGAACCTTACGGGAACACAATCTTGTGGCGAGCGCGATTCCTTACTAATCTTGCGGACCGTAACAATTTCAGGAGCAACGAGGCCGATGCCAGCATTTAACCCAAGGATTTTCAGCAACCCAGCCCGCCTCAAGCACATTGCTCCCGCGAGACTGAAAGCGTTTCTTGAGCCTTGGAAGGACTACTTCAAGTCCCGCAAGCTCGACCTCGCCGCGTTTTCGACAGATGACATGCCGCTAGATGCCATCGCTGACGTACTCATGAATCCCGATGCTTCGGTTCCCGAGGACATGGTCAACGCACTCTATTACGTGCACGAAACCGCGTCCCATGAGGCGATGGACGAGTTGCTCGACCGCGCTGCAGCGGCGGGCATCGAGATCGACAAGGATCACGAGGTTTCGTTGGCCGATGTTTCGGTCCAGATCTGGCTTGCTCAGCCCATGCTGCTTCAGCGCCAGCATGCCGAAACCGTGGCGTTTCAGCGTTCCAACTTCATGTATTT